TAGTACTATATAAGATAGATAGATTAAAAACTAAAACAGATGATGTTTATGGTGAGGTTATGACCGATGGTATCAAATATTTACCACCAATTGAGATTAAAGCTTACGTTCAAATACTCCCACCTGAGACCAAATATTTAGGTAATTCTAAAATTGCTCAATCAGAACCTGGAAATCTTAAATTCTCAATTTACGCTGCTCAACTTAATGATTTAGGTATTCAGATTAATTATGGTGATTACATTGGTTATTATGAAACTGAAACCAAAGTTAGATATTATGTGGTTAGTGATGATGGAAGAATTAATTCAGACAATAAACATACGTATGCCGGTTACAAACCATTTTACAAGTCATATATAGCGACTCCTGTTACGGAGAACGAATTTAGAGGATTATAATGAAATTAATTATAACAGAAAATAAATTAAATTCAATTATTATAAATTGGTTAAATAAACATTATAGTGATTTAGAAAGATTTAATCGTACTGAATTTAGAGAAATTTATTTATCCAAAAATGGATTGTTTAAAATTATGTATAATTTGAGAGGAAAACAATTATATATTGTTAGGGAATTATGGGATTTTGTTAGTGAAGTGTTTAGTTTAGATTATGAAGAAACGGGAAAAATCTTACTAAATTGGTGTAATAATAAATTTGGATTTAGAGCTAGAGTCTTTTATCGAGTAAATGAAATATGAAAATAATAATAACAGAATCTCAAGCAAACAGAATATTTGAAAATTTTTCAGATGAAGAAGAAAATGATTACATAGGTAAGAAAGTTATGATTTATTATAACTTACATAAACAGACATTCTCAATAATCTATAAAGGATTAGTTGTTAATCATTGTGACTATGTTAAATTAAGTGACGTTGAATTCAGAGTTAGACCCGGAGGTAGAGAAAAGGTTATAAAAGAAAAAAGAAAGAATGTTCATTCATTTGTGATTGGAACATTAATGGATTATTGTAAGTTCCCTTGTGAAAATCTACCAAGTGAACCAAATAGTAATATTGTAACCTATAACCCTTACAAATATAATTCTTATGTTATGAAAGACACCGAAGAACCAATATATCGTGCCGGTGAGGTAGAAATGATAAATTCAAGAAACAAAATATTTATAACAAAACAATAAAATGGGTTTACCTAACAAAATAAAGAAAACAATACCGTTAACGTTTCCAAAAACTCTATATCCACGAAGAGAAGAGTTATTGGAAAAAATTAATAAAGATGGAACTTATTTACCTAAGTCCATTTTACATGCCGATTTGGATGGGGGAATGTTAAACTTTGTTCAGAATGAATTACAGACTATTGTGGATGGTAATGTTATACCATCAATTGATATTTTGATAACGGCTCAAAATTGGTCTCAATTTACTGAAACTTGGAATTTTCAAGATTTGGATTCTAATGTCTCACCCCCATTTATTACGGTTGTTAGAAATCCCGAAGTTAAATTTGGTACTAACCCTGCATTACTATATAACATACCAAATAGAAAACAATATTTTTATGCTCAAGTACCAACGTGGGATGGTAATAGAAATGGTATGGATATTTATAAAATACCTCAACCGGTACCTGTTGATATTACATATAGTGTTAAAATAATTTGTAATAGAATGAGAGAATTAAACGAGTTTAATAAAAATATTCTTGAAATGTTTTCCTCTCGTCAAGCATATACAACTATCAAAGGTCATTATATTCCAATCATCATGAATAACATTACTGATGAGTCAGTTATGAATATTGATAAAAGAAAATATTATATTCAAAGTTATGATTTTACAATGTTAGGATTCTTAATTGATGAAAATGAATTTGAAGTTGCTCCGGCGGTTTCAAGAGTTTTAACTGTTATTGAATTTGAAAAAGAATCGTTCATGCGTGGAAGAAGAAAAAATATTGCCGATGAATCTACATCAACAAATATTTTATTCGTTGTTGGAAATAATATTATTTCACAAGTTTTTGATTATACTGTTGATTTAAATTTAGGTGAAACAACTAATATAGATTCGTTTGATGTGTACATTAATAATCAATATTATGGGTCAGATTTGTATCAAATACAAATCAATACCAATGATGTTTTAAAAATTATAGTAGTTAAATCTAATGATACTCAAGAGGGTTCAATTGTGTTAGAAAACCAATTAGTTTAATTCTCGCCGTATATATCCTTCTTTTCTTTACAATTCTCAACAATCATTCTTTCTAAAAAACGATACATTTTGATACCCCTCTTTTCGCAATAGGTCTTTAGGACGTTATGAACCTCAATTGATATCTTTAGGTTCTTTATCTTTTTTTCGTTGTCTGCCATGGTAGAATAAAGGCAGAATTTATTCTACCTAATTTATAAATACTTCTTATGAAGTAAAGTATTTTGGTTTTTTTTATAATATTTATCAATAAAAATAAATTTACAAATAAAAAAGACAAACTAATGGCATCAAATCAAAAAGTATTCGTATCTCCCGGAGTATATACTTCTGAAGTTGATTTAAGTTTCGTAGCACAAAGTGTGGGAGTTACCACGTTGGGTATTGTGGGTGAGACCTTAAAAGGTCCCGCTTTCGAGCCTATCTTTATACGAAATTTTGATGAATTCACAAATTTCTTCGGTGGAACTTCTCCAGAAAAATTTATAAATACACAAATTCCAAAGTACGAAGCGGCTTATATTGCTAAATCATACTTACAACAATCTAACCAATTATTCGTAACAAGAGTGTTAGGATTATCTGGTTACGATGCAGGACCATCTTGGTCTATAACTACAAAAGCAAATGTTGACCCAACAACGGTTGATTTCTTTTGTGAAAGTGCAACTACAGTTAATTGTGTTACTGAATGTATAGACTTTAAAACTATAAACTATTCTGTTGAATTTTCAGCGTGTACTAATAGTATTAACACTGTTAGTTTTACAAACACATCTAGTTTACCATCTGAAATATCTTCAATTTTGTATGAACCTTACGAACAATTTGATGGTTCAATGTCAACATTGTTTGATGATATGTCAAGTCAAATTTTTGATATCGTTTCAACACCGGCTAAAGAAGACACTTCAATTAATTATTATGGTGCAATACCAACTAGTGTTTATTCGGGTTTAAGTTCAGTATATACTGGTGAAACTAATGTTTACGGAGTGGATAATGTAAGTTCAAATTTATGTAATTATTCAGCACCTCAAAATGACCCTTGGTATTACTCATTATTTGATAATGTTGGTAATGCTTCTTATACAGGATTTTCATTTTGGTCTGTTGTTACAGGATTAACATTGACACCAATAATTACAACAACAACATCAACTTCAACGACGACATCAACAACAAACCCTTGTACAACAACAACATCAACATCAACTACGTCAACAACAACAGCAAAACCTGTTAATTGTTATACAGGTACATTGATTGGGGTGATTTATATTTATTCGGGTACGGCATATACAGATTATGATGACTTAGTTGTTGCAACACTTCGTTCAAGAGGATTGTCAACATATGGTTTGGAAAATGGACCTGTTTATGAAGTTTCGGGTTTAACGGATGTTAGTTTAGATTGTACCGGGACATATTCAGGTGTAACTAAGAACCCATTTTCAACTTTTGGTGTTAATATTACAAGTAAAGATGGTGACCAATATTTCTTTGAAACATCATTATCAAATTCAGATTCAAAATATATTAGTAAAGTGTTTGGTTCAACTAACTTCTCAAAACCAAGAACAGTAGTTCCATTATTTGTTGAAGAAAGATTCCAAGCTTTATTAACGAATGCTTGGAGAATGGGTTATATTAGAGGTTTAAATTGTGAATTAACAGCTTTACCTGATGCTCGTCAATCGATTGACCCAACATCAATAGCTTTTTACTTAGAAAAATTCCAATCACCGGTTTCTCCGTGGGTTGTTTCAGAATTAAGAGGTAATAAAGTTTATAACTTATTTAAATTTACAACTATTGCAGATGGTGATTCAGCAAATATTGATATTAAAATATCAATTGCAAATATGTCATTTAACAATGGTACTTTTGATGTATTAATTAGAGATTTCTTTGATACTGATTCATCACCTGTTGTTCTTGAAAAATATACTAATTG